TCGTTGCGTTTCTCGACGATCTCGTTCGCGTGCTCCTCGATGAGATCCATCATGTCGCGGAAGAATTGCGAGGCTCGCGTCCCGTCCTGGGCGGTGGAGACAACCTGGTAGCCGGGGATCGTGGCGCACCGGCCGAGGAGGACATTCTGGATCGTCGTCGTCTTGGTCGAGCGGCGCGGGATCTGGACCGTAACCTGCTTGTAACGGACTCCTCCCTCCGGCTTCCTCGCCTCCATCACTCCGGCGACGAGCTCGCCCTGGGGAGTGATCGGGAGCCGCTGCAGCCGAGCTCCGATATGGGCGACCTCGATATCGGTCCCGGCCGGGATCGGCGAGATATGCCGCGGCGAGGCTCGCATGACTGGACGCTCGGCGAGAGCAGTCATGCCGTAAAGTCCATGAGCTCGTCCTGGATCGCGTAGTTCTCGAGGCTCCCCCACTGCTCGGCCATTGCCGCGGCGATGCCTGGAAACGTCCTCGAGCGCTCTTTCCACCGATCATCACTCGGCCCCATGCTCCATACCCTCGTCTCCCGGCCGGAGACGATGTTGGTCGGCCGGAGGAGCGGGAGATTCTTGAGCCAGAAACACGTGCTTTTGACCTCGCCGTGACCAAACTCCCACGGCTGGATCGTCTGATCGGAGGGCCGGATCCGGGACGCGATCACCGAAACGGGATTCTCGACGGCGATCCGCGGGATATGCGGCTGGAGCATCAGGTAGCGGACGAAGTCGATCCCGGCCTGGGTGCGTCCGTCCGCGAGTTTCGCTGCCATATGCGCGTTGCCGGAGACGGCGAGGTCGGTGCATGGAGGGTGAGCGATCAGGAGATCCCAGTCCTCGCCGATCACGTCCCGGATGTCTCCCTGGTAGTGGTTCCCCGGCTGCTCCGTCTCGAGCAGGTCACACGACATGGCATCATGGCCGAGCGCGTTGAACGCTTCCCGGACGATCCCGGAGTACTCGCACGCAACCAGAACTTTCATTTTTGTATCTTCCTTTGTACTGTGCTCTCTGCGGATCTACGCAGAAAAAGAGAGCGGACGGGGACCGTGGGCTTCCGGCTCTCGCCGAAAAACTCGGACGATTACCACCATTGCGGCGTAACTTCGCGTTCGATTTGCATCGGTTGTTTGCCTCGTTGTGCGTTGGTTATTGCTGCTCCGATCCTGCCTCCGGCCGAGGTGTTGCAGTGTGCATGTTCGGGCTCGATCCCGTCCTCGGTGCCTCCCGCGACTCTGTCCTCCCGGTGTCCGGCGTGCCATGAGCTCTCGGGATCCGTGGGTAGGATCTCTCCTCCACACTTGCGGCATACCCACGGCAGCATGGCTCGGCATCGGGCCCGGGCCCGGGTGGCTGTCCTGCCTCCCCATTTTGCCGCAACTACCCTTGACTCCCGAGCCTCGGCTCCGGGGATCTCAAAGAGTGAGTCCTGTCCGCCCATCTTCTACCTCCATCCAGTCGTGCCATGCTTGCCGCTCTGCCTGCTTTGCTGCTCCGAGCTGCTCCATCGCCCGGAGGAGCTCGAGGATCCGCTGCTCGACCTCGGCGCGGGGAGCTGCCCGCCATGCGCGACGTCGTTTGCCTACTTGGATCTGCCACGCTTCCCGGACGCGGATCGCCTCGTCGAGCCGCTGCTTTGCGATCTCTGCCCTGGTCATATCCGGTCGGCCTCCGCGTGGTTGTTCCGGAGCCGGTGGAGAGCGTCGGCCGCGAGGATCTCCCATGCTATCCGGGCTCGGGCCGAGCGGCCTCCGGCCCGGAGGAGAGCGTCTCCATCGACGGGGAGCGGATCGATGAGCTCCTCCCTCACGGAGTCGTTGAGTGCTTGTGCGTCGAGGTTCCATATCGCCGCGATGCTGTACGTCTGCTCCATACTTGTGTCCCCCCTGCTTTCTACGGCCTGCTTTTTTAGGTGTTTCGGCCCGCTTAGCTTGCCGCGGCGTCGTTGCCGCGGAGAGCGGCTCTCGCGAGTGCTGCTCCCTTGGAGTTGATCTCGGCTTGCCGAGGCGATATCCCAAACGGATTAGTCGCGGCATCGCCCGGGCTCGGCCCCGTTTGCGGTGGCGGTTCGTTGTTTTCCGGTGCGTCGCCTTGATTAATTTCCTCGATAGAGGGTGAAAAGCCCAACGACGCGGAGCTAGTTCTTTGTGCATCGGGTTCTCGTGCATCGGGTTCTCGTGCATCGGGTTCTCGTGCATCGGGAACGCTTGCAAGGGTAGCCTTACTTTTGCGCCGATCCTCGACCTCGATCGGCTCACAGCCGGTCTCGTTGAAGTGATCCCGCTTCGCCATTTCAAGGCTCACCGGGAGCTCGTAGATGTAGGTGCATGTGTAGACCCGGACGCCGTTCGCCTTTGGCACTCTCCGGTAGAACTGGTAGCGGTAGCCGTGCTCCCGGAGCTCGCGGAACGCGGAGAGGATCGAGGCTTGACCGACTCCGGCCTCCGGCCGCATGAGCGTGCGGTAGCCTTTGGGAGCGTCGTCCGGGCGGGCGAGGAGGACGGCGAGCACGCCGAGCGCGGCATAACTGAGGTTCCGGTCATAGACGGTCTCGTTGGCGAGGACGAGGGAGCCCCGACGCCGGATCCTGTACTCCTCGGCGCTCACGCGGCATGCTCCAGCCTCGCCGCGGCGGGTTTGTCCTGGGTGACGGGAGCGGCGAGGCATCCCCGGAGATCCGAGAGGAGGTAGCGGCGGTGCCCTGCTCCGTGGAGACGGCGCGGCGTGAGCTTGCCCTGGGTTTCCCAGCGGAGCAGCGTTGAGCGGGAGACGCCGAGCAGCGCCGCGGCCGTCCCCGGCGCGACGAAACGGGCCGGGAGCTCCGTCATGCTGCCCTCCCGAGCGAGAGCGCGAGGATCTCGGCCCGGTCGAACACATACGCGCCGCGGCCCCCGTCGAGTTTGGCTAACGGTTTGATCGCTCCGCGGTGGATCCAACGGGTGAGTGTTGAGCGCTGGAGCCCGAGGATCTCGGCGGCTTCGGCCGCTCCGATGAGCTGGGAGGGTCGGATGATCCGGGCGTCGTCCGGTGTTGTATGCGTCATAGTGAACAGACTTGTGCATTACACAAACCTATGCAACTTGACATGCCGAATTGCATAACTTTGTGCAGAACCAAGTATTCTTGACGGTTCGGGAGCGTAAGACACGAGTACTTAATCTCGTTGTTAGCGTTGCGAGCTGATGCAATGCTTTGTGCATGAGCAACTCATATCGTTACCGTTTCGAGTTTGACCTTGCCGATCGTTTGCGGAAGTCCCTCCGCGTCTCCGGTGTCTCCGTGCAAGCCATGGCGGAGAGTCTCGGTGTGTCCCGTAACACTGTCGGGAACTGGATCAACGGCCGCGGCCGTCCCGGGCGGGAGCAACTATCCCTTTGGTCGGCGCTCACCGGAGCTCCGCTGTCCTGGTTGGAGACGGGTGAGCTCCCGCCAATCAACGGGAGCTCTCTATCGGCGAGTAATGTCATCGCCGCTTAGTGCAATGCACTAGGCTTATTTCCGGGCCGCTCCCGGCTTTTCGTCCCCCACGAGACCTCCGGGAGCGGCCCTTTTAGTGCGCGGTTTCCTTTCGTACGGGCTCGGGCGGGAGATCCTTTAGCGGGAAACCCATGTTTACGAGCATGACGCGGAGGATCCCGGCGTATTCCTGGAACTGCCTCCGGAATGCGGCCTCGGCGTCGGCCCGCGCCTCGGCGCTAATGAGCTTCTGTAGGAGCGAGCGGTTCTCGACTTTCTCCCGGAGCGCCTTTCCCGACTTCCACGCTTTCCAGCCGTCGATCGCTTTGGGGACGATGTAGCCGAGTCCCCCGACGCCGAGCAGCGCGGTGACGAGCTCCGGGGTAATCATCGGATCGGATCCAGATAGGCCCAATCGATCCGGCGAAACCGGACGACATGAGCGCCGAGCGCCTGGACCTCGAGCGCGACGATGAGCCAGATCGTCGAGGTGACCGGCGTTCGGACGACGGCGAACCATACCGTCACAAAGAGCAGCAGCAGGTAGCCGAGGCCGCTGAGCAGCAGCGCAACCCGCTCCAGCCACCAATACCCGACGATCACGGCGAAAGCGCCGAGCGCTCCGCCGATCACGAGGATCGTCCCGACGGCGACGGACATCACCGGGCCGATCGTTCCGGTGACGATCGTCGGGATCCCGCCGAGCGCCGCGAGCAGTCCGGCTACTCCGGCGATGCTGTACGCGAGGAGCTGCACGGCGTTGATGATCCGCGGCTCGTGGATCCAGCTCATGACTCTCCTATCCGACATGTCTCCCCCGTTGATCCTCCCGCGGCGCGAAATATCCCGCGAGGAATGTCGCGACGAGCTCGAGCGGCATCTCCACCGAGGCCGGGACGTCGATCCCGGCGAGCCATTCGATGAGCCCGATCGTGAGCGAGACGACGGCGAGAGCGGCCGTCGCGGCCGTGACTTTCGCGGTCGGTTTGATGCTGGTATCTATTGGCACTTGCTTCCCCCCTTTAGATGATTTGGAGCCGCTGCCCGACGTCGATCCGGTTCGGGTCGGCGAGCCCGTTCCGCTCGGCGATCACCTCGACGGAGATCCCGTAGTAGGCCGCGATCTTGCCGAGGGTGTCTCCGGGCTCGACGTCCCAATAAAGCGGCCCGGGGATCCAGATCCGCTGCCCTACCTGGATCCGGTTCGGGTCGATGTTGTTGTAGGCGGCGATCTCGGCGACGGTCGGCCCGTAGTGGTTGGAGATCTTGTAGAGCGTGTCTCCGGGCTCGACGATCCAGTGCAGCTCGTTGTCGCCGAACGTGCGAGGGACCATCGGCGCGGGAGCCGGAGGAGCCGGAGCCGGGACGGGAGCCTCGACGGCGCGGGCGAGAGCGTCGATCCGGCCGAGATCCCACTTGCCCGGGCATGCCGTCGCTTGCCAGTAACGGTGAGGGATGAGCGGGAGGTTCGCGCCGTAGTGATCCCGGAGGAAGTCCACGAGCCACGCGACTGTCTGGTAATCCCCGTCCGTTGCCTCCGGGCGGCACTCGAGATGGATGCTTGTCGCGTTGCCGTAGGCGTTTCCCGCGGCCCACGAGGCATTAGCCGGAGACACGAGGCAATGGATCCGGCCGTCCGAAACCACAAAGTGAGCCGACGTCGTAAAGCTGTGTTTCATGAAGAAGTCCACGACGCCGTCATGGGTTTGGCCGAACACTCCCCAATGGTGGATCGTGATCGACTCGATCCGGCGCGGCGTGCCGCCGAACGTGCCGGGGACGTCCCCGGCCGCGGTGTACTCGGAATCCGAGAGCGACTCGTCGATGGTGTACGTCACTTTTTGGCCTTTCTAGGGGATCGTTGCGGGATCGGTGAATGTGTCGCCGTAGTAGCGGCCTCCGGCCGTGAGGACTTGCTTGGTGTACTCGGCGTAGTCGGCGGCGTCGGCCTGGGCATAGGTACGGCCGGAGACGGTGAGATCCTCGATGTAAAAGCGGTAGAAAACGAAAGACGGCCAGAACCCGTTACGCGAGGCGATGACGGCGGAGTTATAGCCGTTCAGCGCTCCCCACAACGGGCCGCCGTCCCCGGCCGTCGCGGAGGTGAAGCCGGAGTTTGCCGTCACGTTCGCGTTGCCGAACCGGGGCCCGACCGTGTTCGGCGCGAGCTTGGTCGAGCCGATCGTCGCGCCGGTGCTGGACTGCCATGCGTCGGCCCGGTGCGAGAGGATCGCCGCGGTCGAGGTATTGGCTCCGATCGCGCCGTGTTCCTGGGCTCCGTTGGAGGTGACGGAGCCGGTGTTGATCCGAGTGAGCCGGTCCCAGAACGAGACGTAGATAGAGTGTGCTTTGTTGGTGAGCAGGTACGTCCAGAGCGAGGAGTTCATCCCGATCGTTGCGCCCTCCCCGGCCGCGAGCGAAACCGCTTTGGACACGATGCCGTGGATCCCTCCTTTCGCGGAGCGCTCGAGCTTGCCTTTGCTCGTGTTGTGCCACGCGGCGGCGTATTTGAGGGAGTTGTCCAGTGTGCCGAGCGCGGGGGATCCGCCGATGAGCGCTGCGGCCTCGGCGTGGGCGATGTTCGGGACGGCGGAGCCGTGAGCGGGGATCCCCGCTGCCATAGGACGGGCCGGGTGAGCCGGTTCGATGAGCAGCAGAGACCCGGCCGTGAGGACCGGATCGTCGCGGAGGACCGGGAGCGAGGTGTCGGTAAACGCGGTGGGGAGGACGAGTTTGAGCCCGGGCATTAGATCCATCCTTTAGCTTTGAGCGTGTTGGAGACGAAACGGGCGGCGGCGGTGTTGCCGGTCGAGTTGAGGTGCAGCGTGTCGCCGCGGAGCGAGGTCGGCGTGACGCCGTTGGCGATATCGGTGGTGTCCTGGGCGGTCGGCGTGAGGCCCATGTCGGCGAGAGCCGGGCCGCGGAGGTAGCGTGCGACCGGGAGGAAGTTGTGCGGGAACGTCTTGAGCAGGAGCGCGTTTAGGGTGTCGAGCTTGACCCGGTCGGCGGTCGGCGACGGGGAGGAGACCTCCGCGTCGGTCGGCGCGATCTCGAGGACGAGGAAGTTCTTTTTCCCGGCCGTCATGTAGGCGACCATCTGGGAGATATGAAAAACAATGTCCTCCGGCGTCATTGTCTTGAAACTGTTCCGGCCGGACCATATGACGGCGATCTGTCCGCGGTTCAGCGTTGCCTCGTCGGTGATGATCGGGCTCGTCGGCGGGGACCATACGGCGGTGCCCGCGGCGTCGCGGGTGAACGTGTGGACGTTGGTCGCGTTGTCCCGCGCCAGTGTTCCCGGCACTCCCGAGATCGTGACGTGCCCGGAGGAGGTTCCCGTCCCGGAGGAGCTGGAGTAAACGATCGTGGAGACGGTGACCGTCGCCGCGCCGGAGGCCGGGATCGTGTCGTTCGGGAACGTCGCGAACGAGGGATAGCCTCCCTGTCGTGCGGAGATCGACGGCGTCCCTTGTCCGCCGATCCCCTGGATCCGGACGGCGACTCCGGCCTCCGCGGCGAGTTTGTCGCCGTAGCCGGAGCCCGCGGCCGTCATGGAGTCTCCCCAAAGCACGAGAGGGACCGTCGCGGACGGGTTCGAGGCGAGGACCGCGGCGTCGGTCGCTTCCTGGATAATCCGGCCCGGAAACGGGCCGGTGAACTTGCCGTCGAAATCGAGCTGTAGCTCGGATTTGCGGCCGTCCTCGTCGGTAATGACGTAGGAGAGCCCGGATCCGGGCGAGATCTCCTCCGGGATGGAGAGCTCGGCCGTTGCCTCGTCCACGATCTCGCCCATCGCCGGAGCGAGATCCTCCGAGACGATCCCGATGGAGTGCTCCGTCATGCGTCCGGCGTCGGAGATCTCCATCCATGAGCGGTGTCCCGCGGCGTCAGTGAGCGCCCATGCGACGCCGACCGCGCCGAGCGGCTCGGGAATGACTTCCTCGATCCCGTCGACGTCGTTCGCGACGTCCTGGGCGAGCAGATCGTTCCAATAGGGGACGTCCGGATCGTCGTCGGTGGTCGGTGTGCGGTAATTGCGGGAGTTTGCCATTAGGAGATCACGCCGTCCTCGTTCTTGATGGTGTCCAAAGTCATGAGCCCGTTGAGCGGGGTAAACGTCACGGACTCCACGAGCTGCCTCTCGTATGGTGCCCGGCCGGTCTTGACGGGGACCGTCATTCCGGGCCGGATCCAGTAGGCCGCGGCGGCTTGAATGTTGTAGGAGTACCCTCGGGCCGAGAGCGTGGAGAGCAGAGCCCGGGCGGCGGCGTTCGCGGAGTCCTGGCTCGCCCATCCCCGGACCTCGATCCGGTGCTCTTTGAGCCCGACGTTGAAATACGAGTAGGGCCCGGTCGTGACCTGTCCAATGCCGGTAATCCCGACGTCGGGATAGTGGATCCGAACCTGATTGAACCACTCCGAGCGTTTAAGGTTGCGGGTGATCGAGGTGATCGTCCCGGTCTTTCCGGTCCGGAGCATCGTCGCGTAGCTCGTCTCCGAGGTGGTGTAGCGCGGGAGCAGCTTCCACAATGAGCCGCCGTCATGCCAGAGCTTGAGACCGGCCGAGTTGGCGATCGAGGAGGCGAGACTCCAGATATTCTCCCCGTCCGCGGGATTGATGTTCGCGACGAGGTCCGGCCGGTGCCCGGTCCCGGTGCCGGTGAGCGTCACGGCTCCGCCCATGCTTTGCGCGAGAACATACTCGATCGCCTCCCGCACTCCGGCGCGGTTAATGAGTCCGTTCCAATCGTCATTCCACGAGGCGTCCTGCGGCTCCATTTCCCGGCCCTGGAGGGTGATCCGCATGGTCCCGGCGAGGACGTCCTCGGCGACGTCCTGGACCCGGAGCACGGCGCTTTCGTGGAGATCCTCGGTCGCGCCGTCGAGCGCGTAGCCGAGGGAGATCCGGACGTAGGTATCGAGACGGCCGTCAAGAGCGGCGAGCTGCACGGCGGAGCTCGGCGTCTTGACCTGGACCGAGGCTTGGGCATACGGGCTCCAGCCGAGGGAGTAGCTCATGGAGAGATCCCCGTCGACGGCGAGCTCGAAAGCGGCTCCCGAGGCCGGGAGCACGGTGACCTTGAAGAGATGCTGGATCGGGTGCCGGAGCCGCTCCTCGAGGGAGGGATCGTAGTTGATCGTATCGACGCTCACCTAGATCACTCCGGTTTGATCGTTGAGGGAGAGTCCCTCGAAATCGTCGTAGCTGCTCGTGACGTTCGCGAACGAGGCGAACGAGGTCGAGACGGTCCCGAACGTCCAGACGGCCTCGTTGATCGGGGAGGTCGGCGCGGTGATCTCCTGGTAGCCGATGTTCAGGTTCCAGCCGTCCTCGGAGTCCGGGACGAGGTCGGTCCCGGTGACGGTGAAATACATGTCCATCCCCGCGTGCTCGTGCTGCTTGTAGAGCACGACGCCGGAGCGGTCGATCATGTCCTCGAGCGCTCGGCCCGCGGCATAGTCCGGGAGCCATGCGGTGAGCGTCCCGGCGCGGGTGGCGAGACGGCCGAGCGCGACGAGCGGATCCGGCCGGTCGATCACTTGATGGATCGTGCCGAGGGACGGGCGGGAGGCCCCGTAATCGAGCACCATTGAGACGGACCTCGAGAGTGCCGGACGGAGCGGAGCGATAAACCAAGGCTCCTCGGAGGTGAGGGTGACCGTCACGGCCGGAGCCCCTGCCACGGTGTACGTCACGACGGAGCCGAGCGCGGCCTCCCAATCGTTGAGCGTTAGCGGCGTGCTCCGCGGGAACGTCCCGGCCGGGACGCGGACGGCCCGGTTCCCGTTCGCGTCCGAGCGGGTGATCGAGGTGATCGTCCCGCTCGGGACGAGGTCGAGGACGACGGCGGCTCCGTTGGCGGCGGCGGCGAGTGTTGTCATGGCGCGGTGACCCCCGGGCGTTCGTTGACGGTGATCCACATGGAGCGCGGCGCAGTGAGTGAGTCCAGTGTGGATTGGATCTGCCCGAGGTTGGTCACGCGGAGACTGATATCCACGGTCTTACCGTGGATCCCCTCGATCCCGGCCTGGACCCGTTCCAGATCCCCGGAGGGTGTGGCGACCTCGACCTCGACCGCTTTGCCCTCGACCGCGTCGATGTTCTCCTGGGCTTCGGCCGAGCCCTCCTCGGTGGTGGTGACTTTGGTGTCTTTCGCCGGAGGGATCGACTCGATCGCCGCTTTGGCTTCCTCGGTCCCGTTGGCCTTGATGAGCGTCTCGACGTTGCCGGGGATGAGCCCGTAACTGTCCGCGAGGCCCCTCGCGTGCTCCTCGCTGGCCCCGGCCGCGATCGCGGCGTTGATAAAAGCGTCCCGGCTCGCCTGGACTTTCGCGGTGACGCTGTCGGTGCCCTCCCCGGCCGCGATCGCGGCGTCCCGGTACTGGTTCGCGGCCGCGGCGATATCGACGAGGCTTTCCTTGTTCGCCCTCCCGGCCGCGGTGTTCGATTCGAGGTTTTTGCCGTTGGTCTTGATGTCCTCGTTCATCTGCTTGAGGGTTTCGATCCAGTTGTTCTCGGCCCCGACGAGATCCATGGCGGCGTTAGCTGCCTCGGAGCTCGCGTCGGCTTTCTCCTGGATCGCCTCGGCCGCGGCCTCCGCGGCTTCCTTGGTGTGATCGAGCGCGTCTTTCTCGAGCTCGTAGATCTCAACGGCGTCCTCGGTGGTCCTGATGTTCTCCTCGGCCTGTCCGCGGAGATCCGAGAGCGCGTCCCGTTTCTTTTGCGCGGCCCGGGAGGCGTCGGTGAACGCCATAACGCCGTCCTCGGTGACGCTCGCCCCGGCCTCGATCTCTTTGGTGAGCCGCTGCCAGTCGTCCGCGGTCTCGTCAAGGAACTTCCGGGAGTCCTCCGCGGATCCGGCCGCGGCGCGGATCGCGTCCCGCGAGGAGACGCCGAACTCTTTCGCGTCCTTGGCGGTCTCCTGGAATTTGGTCGAGGCTTCGTTGGCCCAAAGGGTGATCCAGTTGTCCTCCATCACCTCCCGGCCCCACGCGATGATCTTCTCGGAGAGATCCATCTTTGCGAGATCTCCTCCGGCTTCCTTGATGGAGTCGATCATGTCCACCGACTTTTGTTTGGCTTCCGTTGCCTCCTCGGCGGTCTTTTGCATGGCAGTGACAGCGATCCCGATCCCCGCTGCCATAGCCAAACCCGCGGCGGCGCCGGCCGGACCAAAGCCGGCGAAAGCGTTCGCGGCGATCTCCTGGAATGAGCCGAGGATGGACTCCGCGGAGCCGTCGAAACTTGCCGCGGATTCTTTCGCGGTGGAGTTTGCTTCGTCCTTGAACTCGTCAAGGCCCTCCCCGGCCTCCCGGAAACCCTCTTTTTGGGATCGGCCGACGTCGTCCCCGGCCTGTTTCGCGTTCCGGGAGATGGAGTCGAACGCGGCGTCGGCTTTGTCGTCGAGCTTTTTCGCGGCGCGGATCCCGTCGTCGAAAGCGTCCTCGATCTTGTCTCCGGCTTTGTCTCCGGCTTTGGCGAGATCCTTGAGCGCGTCGGAGACGTCGTCGTAGCGGTCCGAGAGCGTCTTGGTGTCTTTGACGACGTCGGAGACGTCCGAGATGATCTCGACGTTTATTGCCACGCGGCTCTACCTCTTTTCGTGTGCTTCGTAGATGTTCCGCACGACGATCTGGACCCATAGGCTCGTGAGCCTGGGAGCGATCTCGGCGAACGACTTATAGACGACGCGGCCCTTGTCCGGTGCCGGGAGTTGCCGGGAGGTGTGCCGGGTGACGGCATGGGATCCGGAGCCCGTCCGGTTCCGGCGCTGGTAGTTCTTGACTTTCTCCCGTTTCGGCGAGCCGAACTCCCAGACTCTCGCGTCCTCGTCCGGGACGAGTCCCCCGGAGAGCGGACGGCGGGAGGAGGCAGCGGTGAGGACGGTCGGGTTTCCGGGTTTGACCCGGGCCCCTTTGGCGAGGACGAGCCGGTCCATCTGTGAGACGGCGTTACTGTTCACTACCGAGCGCCAGACCGGGTTGAGCGTGGCGCGGGTTTCCCGGTTGATATCGTTCCGGACGTTCCGCTCGACGAGCTTGAGCGCGAGTGCGACGGCGGCGAACTGTTTCGACGTCGCCGCACTCGGCTTAATGATCGAGCGCGTCATCTTACTCGGCAGCGCTCCATGTAAAGGTGGGTTGGCCCTCGACGTCCAGCGTCACGCCGGAGACGGCGATTGTTTCCGCGCCTCCGCCGATCTGGACGGCCTCGAGCGTCACGGTGCCCTCGATCTTGGCGAGGTCTCCCGAGCCGAGCGGCTGGAGCTTGAATGTCCGCGCCTCGCCGTGACCCTCGATCAACTCGTGCATGAGTCCCTCGGTGTCGAAATCCTGCCCGACGTTCAGTGTCAGAGCCCAATCGGGTTTGGCGACGATCGTTGTTTTCTTGCCGTTGACCGGCTTCCACCGGAGTTTCGCGGTAGTGGGGACGAGGGAGACGGAGTCGCACGCGGTAGTGAACTCCTTAGTGCCGAGGGTGAGCATCACGTCCTCGATCACAAACGGGTTATGTGGCTGGAGAGTCACGGTGTTGACCTTTCTTGTAGGACGGCGGCGCGGTAAATGTTCGGTGAGTAGGCGAGAGCGAGGATCTCGAAACCGGAGAAAGCATCGTCGGCGAACTGTCTCCGCGTGGCGCGGGTGAAGACGCAACCCTTGTAACGCTCGATCGAGAGCATGACGCCGTCGAGTATGTCGTCGAGCTCGTTCTCGGCCTCGACTCCCTGGACCTTGGAGCCGTAGACGTGGAGGGTGAGCTCGTGGGCGAGGAGCGGCCGGT